ATGGTATCCAATGGGTAATGTTTTCTAACTTGTCTCTATGTACATTAATCCAATACGGCTTAGGCGTTTTAATGTATTTGCCTAATGTGTTGTAAGGCTTGCCCTCAAAAACATACGAAACTAGCACCCATACGCTGCCATAAACACTGTCAATTCCAGTTTCGGGTAAACTTTTATTTACATCAATCCAGTTCATCTTAATCACCTACGGTCTAACTTTGCATTTAACAAGGATAACGCCCCAATCATGCAAAGTATTAAATTGTTTACAACAGCCCACAGTATTAAAACGTGTGGGCGTTACCTGTTAATGCTGTGTTATGCGTCTTATGCGTCTAGTGCCGCTAAAACATCTTGCAGTTGTTTTAATGCAATCCTTGCATCGTTTGTCGATGCTTCTAATTCCATTTTTTTATCAACAACCTTGCTTAATGCCTCAACCTCATCACCATCACTATAATCACCGCTAAAAACCCATTCAAGGTCATGCAATGCTTTGCTAACGTCTCGCAAGTGCGCTGCAAATGCTTTTTGTAATGCCGTTTTTGCTCTGCTTTCCACAGTGTCAATCACATCATCAAGTTTGTAACAGATATAATCTAAACTACCACCACTCATAAAAACCTCTCATTAAAATACGCATAACATTATATTCAAGCAGATAACAGCCCAGCAAATTACTGTGTATTTAATAGCGTTTAGGCTGTTACTGCTTAATAACTGTGTTACCAATTTTCGACAGTATCTAAAATCAATTGACGCTCTCTGTTGTCGGGCAATCGCTCACCTGCCAACATCTGAGACAGCAAACTAAAACGTAATTTTGTCTTAGTCGCCAATCCGCCTTTAGTTATAAATTTATCTCGCATGAGTTGTAAAATGTACTCACGCTGAGGCCACACTGTAAAATTATCACCCATCACAAAAGGCGTTGTTTTATCGATTTTATTCCCGTGACCTGTTTTTATTTCGCCGCCCTTTGCCAAAAACTCATCAATTAATCGTGCAATCTCGGCAGATTCTTCATGTTTTGGTTGATGTCTTGGTGGTGATGGCGGAATAAATTTCGCATCGATTATGGGTTCGTTAATCATGTTAAAACCTCACTTGCACATCTTAACTTCGTGACGTTTTGCTTCTTGATAATCGCCATGACCTGCGCATCCTAAAGCTAACAAAAAAAACGTAAATATGGCCAAAGCCTTTTGGTTATCAGTAAACATTAAACACACTCCTGCTCATATTGAGAAATCAATGAATTGGTGTGGTTTTCTAGCTCGTTTAACTCAGCAAAAAGTTGATTCATTTTTGCTTCTTTTAATGCAAGGCAAGACTCCAAACGCTTTAGCGATTGAATCAACTCAACTACGACAATGATAAGCACTGCCACCACACCACAAAAAAAATAAGTAGTCATTTTAAATACTCCTGTAAAATTTTTTGAAATTCTTTGAGCAAATGCTCACCACCGTTGATGATGTGAATATAAACATCATCACACACACTAACAAAAATATGCTTAACAATAACACCCCCGTCATATTCAAAACCAACACCAAACAAGCTGTTTTGAGTTTTGATGATGGCGAATGTTTTGTCATCGCTTACTGATTTAACAATCATGCTATAACTATTCATTTTTATTCATTCCAGTTTATACGCTGTTCATCGCGCCGTTGTTGTGTACGCTCAATGTGCTTAGTTAAGCACACTGTATTTAATGTTTCGGCTTGATGCTTTTTTAAAGAACGATAAGCCAGAGATAAGTTTTTCAAGCAATGTACTTCATTTTCTTTTGAAGCACTGTTAAATGCGTCAAGTGCTTGCTTGTGAGCATCTTCTAATAAAGCAAGACGCTCGTTATATTGTTGTTCTGCCACTGGTATCATTTTTATTTTCTCCGTTGTTGATAAGCTAAATTTAGCACATTGATATAATAAAGCAAGAATTGTTTATGTTTTTTTTATGATTTATTTATGATAAGATTACATCATCAAAACGGGAGTATTAAAGATGCAACAACGCACAGCTAAAGAAATGATTCAATTTTTGCCAAACTACAAATACATTGCTTATAGGTTGCGTGTAAGTGTTCAGACTGTGCAAAATTGGGTTATGTGGAATTACATCGGTCGTGAATCTCGAGTGGAATTTTTTGAGCTATTAAAAGAGTTTGGATTCCCAAACGCGAGTTATGCTGAGATAGTAAAACTTGAGAAAAAACTACCAAAAAAAGAGGTGATTAAATGAGTGGTTATCAAGAGTTTATTGCTAGTAAGCAATTAAAATCTTTTGATGCAGGGTTTAATTATGATTGTACTCATGATTGGATTTTTGACTATCAAAGGGCATGTGTTGAGTGGGCTTGCAAACGTGGCAAGGCTGCATTGTTTTTAGATACGGGTTTAGGTAAGACTAACTGCGAGCTAGCGTGGGCTGAAGCAGTTGAAGAATATACACAAAAACCTGTTCTTATTCTTGCGCCTTTGTGCGTGTCTAAACAGATTCAACAAGAAGCAGAAAGGTTTAATTTTGATGTTATTGGTGTACGCGAAAATTCACAAATTAAAGAACGCGGAATTTATGTCACAAACTATGAAAACTTGCATAACATTGATTGTGGCGCGTTTGCAGGTGTGGTGCTTGACGAGTCATCTATTTTAAAAGGTTTAGACGGCAAACTACGCAAGCGCATCACTGAGTCATTTAGACAAACACCATACCGATTAAGTGCCAGTGCTACCCCATCGCCCAATGATTACATGGAGTTAGGTACACAAAGCGAGTTTTTGGGCATTATGTCTCATGTTGAGATGTTGGCCACATTTTTTATTCATGATGGTGCTGATACATCAAAGTGGCGTTTAAAAGGTCATGGTCAAAAGAAGTTTTTTGAGTGGCTTGCTACTTGGTCAGTGATTATGCGTGACCCTAGTGTATTTGGTTTTGCTAAAAAGCCCACATTGCCACCTTTGAACATTAAGCAAATTACTATCGAGTCGGGCGTTAATGATGGGTTATTACCTGCCCTTGCTCAATCACTTAGCGAGCGTAATACAGCGCGCCGCGATACGGTTGAAGCACGTTGTCAAGCTGCTGCTGACATTGCAAATAGCATAGACGGGTCGGTTTTAGTGTGGTGTGCGCTTAATGATGAGGGTGATTTGCTTGAATCAATGATTGATAAATCTGTGCAAATTGCTGGTGCTGATAAACCACAAGATAAAGAATCTCGCATGATGGGTTTTATTGATGGTTCGCATCGGGTGCTTGTATCAAAGGTTAGGATTGCAGGTTTTGGCATGAACTTTCAGCATTGTCACAATATGATATTTGTTGGTTTGTCCGATTCATGGGAACAATACTATCAAGCTGTTCGCCGTTGTTGGCGTTTTGGCCAAACAAAACCCGTTAATGTGTACATCATTACAGCCGATATTGAGGGCATGGTGCTAGAAAACATTAAACGCAAAGACGAACAAGCAGAAAAAATGATGTCAGAAATGGCAAAAATAGCAGGCGAGTCGTTTGTCGATTTTAACAAAGCAACAAGCCAAACATTAGCGTATAACCCGACCGTATCTATTAAATTCCCAACTTGGTTAAAAACAGGAAAATAAACATGAACATCAACATCAATGTATTAAATCAAAAACTAGGCAATAACTTTGCTGTTTATAATGCGGATTGTGTAGAAGTCACAGCGGCAATGCCTGATAACAGCCTAGATTTTATTATCTATTCGCCACCGTTTGAGTCGTTGTATGTTTTTAGCAACAGCGAGCGAGATATGGGTAATAATGCTGACCGTTCTACGTTTTGGGCGCATTATCAGTATTTAATCCGTGAATGTTATCGCACATTAAAAGCAGGGCGGTTAGTGGCCATTCATTGCATGAATTTGCCAACATCTAAAACAAATGATGGATATATTGGTATCCGTGACTTTCGAGGCGAGATTATCCGCGAACATCAAAAAGCAGGGTTTATTTATCATTCTGAGGTTTGCATTTGGAAAGACCCAGTAGTAGCTATGCAACGCACTAAGGCACTTGGTTTGCTTCACAAACAGCTTAAAAAAGATAGCTGCATGAGCCGTCAAGGCATTGCTGATTATTTAGTGGTTATGCGTAAAGATGGCGAAAACGAAAAGCCATGCGAGGGCGAATTAAAATATTATGTTGGCGATGAGCCGCCACGCGATTTTAAAGCCAATGACCGCATAGATGGAAGTTTGTACTGGACTCCGACCAATGATGCGACTCCGATTGATATTTGGCAGCGGTACGCATCGCCTGTTTGGATGGATATTAACCAAACACGCACATTGCAATATATGAATGCGCGTGACAGCAATGATGAGCGACACATTAGCCCGTTACAGTTAGATGTAATTGAACGAGCAATGCAGTTATGGACAACCGATGGCGACGTGGTTTTTAGTCCGTTTACTGGTATTGGGTCAGAGGGTCATGTGGCATTACAGATGGGGCGCAAATTTATCGGCACTGAGTTAAAAGAGTCTTATTTCAAGGTTGCGTGTAAAAACTTGACTGAAGCTGAGACTATCAAACAAGAATCATTATTCTAACAACAAAACAAACCGCAAGGACGCGGTAAGGATTAAAATAATGAACATATCACTTACACGCGTTTATCTTGAATGTATGCTTGCTTATGTGTTAAGTGGCATTAATGCAGCGATTAACGTACTTATTATTTATCAAGATAAAGTTAGTGTTAAAAACAAAAAAACACTAATTATGATTGTTGATAGATTAACTGTATCTAATGAAACACAACAAAAACAGTATTTTGATATATTGTTGAATGAGGTATCAAAATGATTTACTTATTGATTTGTGGTGTGGTCATGGTTTGTGTATTGGCATTGTTGCGGGGTGCAAAATGAAGCACAAAAAAAAGAAAAAACCAGTGCCACCAGTTACGATAATTGGTGATGCGGTTACACGCGAGATTATGAAAATAAAGGCGATTAAGGTACAATAGTTTTGGGTCGGGAGTTCCTAGCCGTAAAAAAGCCACTTTAATTAGTGGCTTTTTTATTGGCTAAAACGGGCAGAAATCGAATCCTTCGCAATCATTCTTCTGATAAACATATTCAATTGGCACATCGCCATGTTTTAAGCATTGGCGTGTTTTAGGGTTGTAATTGGCGCATTCAATACAGCGATTCTTGAGTGATTTCTCGCAATCTGCCAACTGTTTTTTAATGGCTTCATATTCGGCTTGATGGTTCATGATTGACTCCTAATCCAATCGGATACTCTTTGTTTTAAGTCGGTGAATGTTGGTTTTTGTGTTGGTGTTTCATTGGTTTTAATTGCGCTCCAGTACCGTTTTTTAACTTCGGTATATTTTGAGGGGAGAATGTCGATTGCGGTTATTTTGTTTCGGTGAATAAGTCTAGGTTCGTCAAACAAAAACGATACTGATAAAGAGCTTAGTCCGCCAAGACCATGAATTTTATTAAAAAAATCCCTAGTCTTCTTTAGCCCAAACTCACTATGCTCAGGCGTTAGCCACTCATAATACTCTGCCATGCCGCAATGATAAGTCACCTTAATACTATCGGGCTTGCCTTGTTTTTTGTGTATCTTAAAGCTAACGCGGTCAACATCTACACGTTGTACCTTGCGCTGGTCTGACAATACCGCACCATCAAACGCATTTAGCTCAAGGTTGCCTTCGGGGTCACGCTCAAAAATATGGCCGCACTCAGGACACTCACGGACGGCGGCATGAAGTATGGTTTTACATGACGGGCATTGTTTGGACGGTGCTTCGCCTTCGCCTTCGCCTTTTGCTTTTACTGTGACATCATCAATGCAGCCATGACGTAGCACATTAGAGCCATAATCAAGCAATAGCGCGTTCTTTTTGTTTGGGTACAATCTCATCACGCGCCCGACAATTTGCACATAAAGCGCGGTTGACTCGGTGGCGCGAATTAACACGCACATATCAGCAATGGGAAAGTTTGAGCCAGTCGTTAAAATATTGACATTAACTAGGCACTTTAGACGGCCATTGCTAAAATCATCTAATATGTAATCATTGTCGCTTTGTGAATGATAGCAAGCCGCGTTAATATCATGCTCTGTTATCAACTCTTGAGTAACTTGTTCAGCGTGTTCAATTGATACACAAAAGATTAACCATGCTTTGCGGTTCGCGCCATGTTTTACAATATCAGCGACAATCTCTGTTGTTTTACTCATGTATAACGATTCAAGCGCACTATCTAAAAACTCGCCTCCTTTGTGCTTAACCTTGCTTACATCAACTTTAACACCTCCACCGTTTGACACGACAGGGCATAAATAGCCGCGCTTGATAAGCAATTTAACATCAATCTTATAAACGACACGCTCAAAAATAGGGTTATCCCATTGCGTTAAATAACCACTATCTAAACGGTATGGGGTGGCGGTAAGACCAAGTATTTTTAAGTCGGGGTTGACTTCTTTTAGGTTGCTAATAAGTTTATGGTATTGCCCTGCGGTATCAGGTGCAACAAGATGACATTCATCAATAATGATTATTTCATAGTGTTGAATGGTGGCATTAGCGATACTTTGAATACCTGCAAAGATGATTTGTGCATCTTGCGTTTTTTGGTTTAACCCTGCACTGTAAAATCCTGTATTGGCTGTTGGTAGCAAGTTTTTTAACTCGGCCTCGTTTTGTTCTAATAGTTTTTTACGGTGCGTGACAACTAAAACGCGCACGTTATGGGTGATTGAGTCATGGCAGATTTTGCCAATGATTAGGCTTTTACCTGCACCGCATGGGGCTTCAATAATGCAGCTTGTGCCGTTCTGCCAGTACGCATAAGCACTTTCTACCGCGTCCTGTTGATAGTCTCTCAATGTAATCATGTCGGTTTCTCGGTTGTGCGGTACACAATGACCGCACTTTAGGGGTGTTTATTTTTGGCTCGGCAAGTGCTTTGCAAACTCTGACCATAACAGCGGCATTGTTGCAGGCATGTCATAACGATTTTTAGCAATGTAGGCAGGGCTTGCACTTAGGTTTAGAATGCGCTCACCTGTGCTTATAGCCCTGTTTCTATCATCATTAAAGCCTTTGCCTTCGGTAACTTTGATAATCTTTTTAAGGCTTGCATAACCAATAACGTCTGCAAACTCACGACACAAAGCGGCGGCCTTTTTGTGTAGTTTTAAGTCGTGTTGGTCAAAGGTTAGATGTTCGGGGTCTTCTACTTTGTTGACTTGGCTATGTGCCGTCATAATGACAATCATTCCTTTATCACGGCATTTGTTTAATTCATCAAAAAAATAAGACCAAAAAACCAACGCTTCATTGTAGCCGCGTCCGTAGCCTATCTTTTCAATTGAGCTGACTTTGTTGTCAGTACATACCTGTTTCCAGATTAACGACTCTAACCAGTCCAGACTGTCAATAACCACTGTTTTGAAGTCGTGGTCCTCGTTGGCCAAACTATCTAACGCTTTCATCACATCAAGATAAGATTCAGCAAGGGGGAAGCATGGCACATCAATTTCACCCAAGCCGTCTTCTGTTTGAATAACGATAGGATTGGGTGCAGATGTGGAAAAGGTTGTTTTACCTAAACCTGATTCACCGTAAATAATAACGCGCTCTGTTTTGGCTTTGTTGCGCGTTACTTTTGATAAAAAACTCATAGCATTGCTCCTAATTTAAAAAGCCGCCACAAGGACGGCTAGAATGTTATTATTTTTGCCAAGGTTTTTTAGCAGGTGCGGATGGCGTAGCAGGTGCGGCTTGTTTTTGTTGAACAGGTGCTGAGGTGTTACCATCTACACCTTTATAACCTGCCACGTCATTACTTGCGTCATATTCGCCTTGTGCAGCGCGTACTTTGACCTTAATCATTAAAGGCTTGTCGTGTAACTCTTCGCTGCTTTGTGGAGACATAACACCCACAGCGCGACAGATAGCTGCCAAGTCTTTACGCGCAATATCAACGGCCTTGTCATTAGCGTTTTTTAAGTTAAGACGGGCAAACACTAAACGGTTGGAATATTGACCTTCAATAACTTGAAGTGTTAAAGACAAATACTCACCGTAGCCGTCACGCGTTGGTTTCATCTCTGAGTTGGAGATAATTGCTTGATACCAACCCGCAGGGATTGGGTCGTAAGATGATGATGGTTCGATGGTGCTTGCATCAAAATTGTAGCCTGATAAATTGCTCATAATGTTTTCTCGTTTCGTTGGTTAAGGATTCACTGGTTTCGTTTGTTTCGTGTGCCAGTGGTTGCTATCGTAACTATAATTTGTTACTCTGTCAACACTCACAAACAGAAAGAGGTTAAAATTATGTTATCGTTACCTGAGATTAAAAAGCTATTAGAAGACCGACAATTAAACATTGTTGCCGAAAAAGTGGGTAT